AATAAAAACTTTCAATTTTAGTTCGAACGCTTAAGTTTTCGCCTAATGTAGAACTTATAAATATTCTTGGTTTAAAAATCATAAAAGTTCACCTTATTTTAAATAGAATTTTTCCTTTTTAATCATTATATCTCTCGATATGACTCAATTCAACACAAATTTCTTTTGGCTCCTTATGTGGGAGCCTTTTTCATGCTAATTTATAGGAAAGCGAGGTGAATCCGGTGCAGACTCTGGACGAATACAAGGAAGAAATCATTCAAAATATGCGGTTTGTCGGCACATACAAAGAGAGCTTTGCGAACACAATTGATGCCTATGCACGGGCAATGATGGACTATGATACCGCCTGTGCTGCCTTCGAAAGCCTCGGTTCTAAATTTATGGTGAAGCACACCAACAAAGCAGGCGCTGAAAATATCGTGAAAAATCCGTATTATCTGGTCATTGAGGAACTCCGCCGCGTCATGTTGGCCTATGCGACCCAGCTCGGCCTGACCCCGTCCGGCCTGAAGAAAATCAACGACGAAATGAAGGTGAAAGGCGGCAAATCCAAACTGGCGGAAGCACTGGAGAACCTCCGATGAAACAGCATAAAAACTATGACCTCGTCATGGAGTATGCGCGGAGCATCACCGAGGACAGGAAAGTCGCCTGCCGGGAGCTGAAACAGGGCTGCGAACGGTTTTTTCGGGATTTGGAGAATCCGGCCTATGATTTCAATCCGAAAGACGCGGAGTTTGTTATACAAATAATAGAAAAGACGCTCTGTCATGTGCAGGGCGAGAAGATAGACGGGACGCCACTGCGCGGAACGTCTTTTTTATTGGAGCCGTTTCATAAATTCCAGATTTACAACCTGCTGGGGTTCTATCACAAAGATACATTCATCCGGCGCTTCAAGGAGGCGTTCATCTTCATCCCGCGAAAAAACATCAAGACCTCGTTTGCCGCAGCACTTTCGTGGGCGCTCGGCCTGCTGGAACGACGGAGCGGAAGCAAGGTCTACATCGTGAGCGCCGCGCTGAAACAGTCACTCGAAAGCTTCAATTTCATTTTATATAACCTTGGTCAGATGGGCGAAAAAGAGAGCTTTCGAATTCTGGACAACAATCAGGAACGCAGTATTTCCGGCGATTTGGGCGACGGCTCCATTTACATTCAGGCGCTTGCCGCCAACCCGGACAAGCAGGATTCCCTGAACTGCAACATCGCCATCGCGGACGAAATTCACGCCTACAAATCCCCGAAGCAGTATAACATTATAAAAGAAGCCATGAAAGCCTACACCAACAAGCTGATGATCGGCATCACCACGGCGGGTGACGATATGACCTCGTTCTGCTACCAGCGCCTGCAGTACTGCAAAAAGATTCTGGATGGGACTGTCTCGGACGAAGCGTATTTTGTGTTCATCTGCAAAGCGGACGAGGACGAAAACGGCGACGTGGATTTTACGAATCCGCTTGTTCATGAGATGGCAAACCCGGCCTACGGCGTGTCCATCCGTCCCGACGACATCATGAACGACGCGATGCAGGCGCTGAATGACCCACAGCAACGCAAGGATTTTTTCGCGAAGTCCCTGAACGTCTATACAGCCGCCATGAAAGCATATTTTAATTTGGATGAATTCCATCGGTCGGACAAAAAGTTCAACTGGACGATTGCGCAGCTTGCCAAACTGCCAATCGAGTGGTTCGGTGGTGCGGACTTATCCCGGCTTCATGACCTTACGGCTGCTGCTCTGTATGGTACTCTGACAGATTATGAATACAACGGCAGGAAAATCAACGTCGATATCATCATTACCCATGCGTGGTTTCCTGTGGTTATGGCACACCGGAAAGCGGAAGAGGACAACATCCCGCTTTTTGGCTGGAAGGATGACGGCTGGCTTGACATGTGCAATTCCCCGACGGTCAACCATTCCGATATTGTAAACTGGTTTATAAAAATGCGGAATATGGGATTCCGTATCAAGCAGATTGGACATGACCGCAAATTCTGCCGGGAATATTTCATCGGCATGAAACGGGCAGGATTCAATATAGTCGACCAGCCTCAATATTACTACAAAAAGTCCGAGGGATTCCGCCGAATTGAAAAAAAGGCAAAGGATGGCGAGCTGTATTACCTGCATTCTGACGCTTTTGAATACTGCCTGCAAAATGTCCATGCGATTGAAAAGACCGACGATATGATTCAATATGAAAAAGTACAGTCGGAGCAGCGAATTGATTTGTTCGATGCTTCGGTTTTTGCGTGTGTCAGAAAACTGGAAAATCTGGAACGGCAAAGTAAAGCGGCGAGGTGGTTTGGTGAATAAACATGAGGAATCCATTTAAAAAGAGAACTTCCCAGTCGGGAATCGCGTGGCTCTGTTCCCCGGAAGCATATCAGGTTTTATCAGGCTCCGGGTATTATAGCCTGAAAGACTGTCCGGAAGTCCAGACGGCGGTCAACCGTGTGGCGGATTTGATCAGCACCATGACCATCCACCTGATGACAAACACCAAGGACGGCGATGTCCGGCTGAAAAATGAGCTGAGCAGGAAAATCGATATCAATCCGAATCAGTGGATGACGCGGAAACAGTGGGTGTATTCGATTGTCCGAAATATGATGCTGGACGGAGACGGAAACAGCGTACAGCTTCCCCATTACGATTTCTCCGGAATGCTCACGGACATTGAACCGCTCGATATGACACAAACAAATATTGTCCTCGACAGCTACGGCTACCACATAACAAGCGGGAGCCGCTTTTTTATGCCCGACGAGGTGCTGCACTTTGTCGATAATCCCGACCCGCAGCATCCATGGAAAGGGCAGGGCTACCGTGTGCTTCTTAAAGATGTCGCAAAATCGCTGGGGCAGGCCGCGAAAACCAAGAACGACCTCATGGGTAGCCCCACCCCGTCCATCATCGTGAAAGTGGATGGCCTGACCGATGAATTCTCCAGTGTTGAGGGCAGGCGGAAATTAAGCGGGCAGTATCTGGATTCCAGCGAAAATGGACAGCCATGGTTTATTCCGGCGGAGGCGTTTGCGGTCGAGCAGGTGAAGCCGCTCACACTGAATGATCTGGCAATCAAAGATTCTGTGAGTATGGACAAGGCGACGGCTGCGGCGATTTTCGGGGTACCGCCTTTTCTGGTCGGGCAGGGTGTGTTTGAAAAGGAAGCTTACAACAATTTCATTAGTTCAGTTGTACTGCCGAAAGCACGCGGAATCGAGCAGGAACTGACACGGAAGCTGCTCCTCAGCCCCGATTGGTATTTCCGGTTTAACCCTCGTTCCCTGTACAGCTACAGTCTGACGGAGATCGCCGAAGTAGCAGCCAACTATGTCGACCGGGCGATTATCGACCGGAACGAAGCGCGGGACTGGAGCGGGTGGACACCGCGTGAGGGCCTGAGTGAACTGGCCATTTTAGAGAATTACATACCGTATTCCAAGATAGGCAGTCAAGGCAAATTAACTCAAACGGGAGGTGATGAAAGTGGAAAAGAACCGGAAAAACCGGCAGACAAGGTCAACGCAGACTGAATTCCATGCCGCTTCGGACGGGGAGGATAAATATATCGAAGGATATTTTTCTGTTTTTGATTCCAACTATGACATATGGCCCGGTGCAAGCGAATCTGTTGCGCCGACAGCCTTTGACGGCGCTCTTTCCGATGATATCCGGTGTCTGATCGACCATGAAACAAGGCTCGTGTTGGGGCGCACAAAGGCAAACACGCTGGAGCTGCGGGCAGATTCCCACGGCCTGTGGGGAAGGGTGAAGATCAATCCGCTCGATCAGGACGCCATGAACCTGTATGCCCGTGTGGAACGCGGCGACGTTGACCAGTGTTCTTTCGGGTTTGACATTCTGGATGAGGAAACGAATTTCCGGGATGCGGACGGTTCCGTCCATTGGACGATCAAATCCGTAAAGCTGTATGAGGTGAGTGTGGTGACGTTTCCTGCCTATGAGGATACTGCGGTTGCTGCCCGGAAAGTTGATTTTGACCAAATGAAAAAGCGCAAAACAGAAAAGTGGCGCGCGGAAAAAAGAGAGGTATTGCAGAAATGGCATTGAAACAACTGGTACTTAGAAAACGCATTGAAAGCCTGAAATCCCAGCTTGAAGAGTTCCGTACAAAAGATGCGGAAATTCAGACCCGCTCTGCGGAGCTGAGAACCCGTGAAGCCGCAATCGAAGCGGCTGTCAATGAGATTACGGAAGATTCCACTCCTGAAGAAAAGGCTGCGGTTGATGCGGAGGTGGAAAAATTCGATGCGGAACAGAAAGCCCTTGCAGACGAACAGGGAGCGAACGAGGAGAGCAAAAAAAAAATCGAGGACGAAATCAACGCCCTCGAAGCGGAATTAACGGATATTGAAAATCGGAGCAGCTCCCATGCTCCCGAAAAATCAGAGGAAAGAAAAGGTGAAATTTATATGACCAAAAGGCAGAATTTCGGCATGACCATGGAAGCCCGCGCCGCATATCTGGCTCGGGAAGATGTGAAAGAGTTCTATACCCGTGTCCGCAGCCTGATCGGGCAGAAACGCGCAGTCAACGGTGCGGAACTCAATATCCCAACGATTACGCTGGCTTTGCTCCGCGATAACCTTGACCGTTACAGCAAACTGATTTCCCGTGTGAAACTGCAGTCCGTACCGGGTAAAGCTCGCCAGTCTATCATGGGTACAATTCCCGAGGGCGTGTGGACGGAAGCCGTTGCCAAGCTCAATGAGCTGACCATCAGCTTCGCCCAGATCGAGGTGGACGGTTACAAAGTCGGCGGCTTCATTCCTGTTCCAAACTCTATTCTTGAGGATTCGGATGTTGCTTTGGCTGGCGTAATCGAAGATGCGCTCGGACAGGCAATCGGGCTCGCGGTCGACAAGGCTATCCTTTACGGAACCGGCGCAAAGATGCCGCTCGGTATTGTAACCCGGCTTACACAGACCGTGGAGCCTACGGACTGGGCTGCCAATGCTCCCGCATGGACGGATTTACATACCAGCAACATTCTGAAAATCGACCCGACCGGCAAAACTGCCGAAGCGTTCTTTTCTGAACTGATGCTTGACCTTGGTGTGGTCAACGGTCACTATGCGACCGGCGGCACATTCTGGGCGATGAGCAGGAAAACACACATGGCTTTGATGTCAAAGTCGCTGACTTTCAATTCTGTCGGTGCGATTGTAGCAGGCGCGAACAGTACAATCCCAGTGGAAGGCGGCACAATTGACGAGCTTGACTTTATCCCTTACGGCGACATCATCGGTGGTTATGGCTCCCTGTACTCTTTGGTGGAACGCGCGGGCGCGAGCATTGCAGTTTCTGAACACGCCATGTTCATTGAAGATCAGACGGTGTTCAAAGGCACAGCCCGTTACGATGGTAAACCGGTATTCGGCGAAGGCTTTGTGGTGGTGAATATTAATAACATGGTTCCGACAACTACAGTCAGCTTTGCGGCGGATACGGCAAATGTTTAATCTATGGCGGCACCTTGACCGGTGCTGCTTTCTTTTTGGGGTGGTATCATGTTTGACTCGGAATTAGCGCTCGATCTGCTGAAATCACGGCTTGGTATCAAAGTTAACACGCTGGATGATTACCTGACTCAAATGGTAACGTCGGCGCATGACAAGCTGGTAAATCAGATGGGGATTGTTTACGATGAAACCCAGCTTGACCATGTAATGCTGCTTGCCGATTATGCAGCGTGGCGCTATCAGAACCGGGACGCTGCAGGAGAAATGCCCCAGTGGCTGCGGCTGGAGCTTCGCGAACTCTACCTCAGCTCCCATGCGAAGGAGGCATCGGATGCCGGTATTTAATAAAATGGTCACGCTGATTGGCATTGCGCATGAAAAAGACGCAAATGGATTTTCAAAAGAAACGGAAACGCGCTTCGAACATATCCCGGCGGCCTTTCAGTCAGTCTATGGAAATGAATTCTACCGTGCAAACGCGCAGGGGATTCAAACCGACCTTGTGGTAGTGCTCGCCTATGTGAATTATTCCGGCGAAACTCGGATTCTGGATGAAGAAACAAACCACACATTTCAGGTTGTGCGTGCCTATCACAATGTCCTAAACGTGGAGTTGACTGTGACGGATTTAGGGGTGGTGCAGTAGTGGCGAAGGTGGATATCAAGATGCCGGAGGAATTTCTTATGAAGATTTCCAAGCTGGGAGAGAAGACCGATGAGATTATTCCAAAGGTTCTGGAAGCCGGTGCCGCTGTGGTGCTTCCGAAAGTGAAATCTAATTTAAAGGATTCCATTGGCAGAAATACCAAATACAAATCGCGTTCATCCGGTGAACTGCTGGATTCCTTAGGCGTATCCCCGGCAAGACAGGACAAAAATGGTAATTTCAACGTAAAGGTCGGCTTCTGTGAACCGCGCAAGGGCGGCGGTGTGAACGCAAAAATTGCGAATATTCTGGAGTACGGAAAATCCGGCCAGCCTGCCAAGCCTTTTCTGAAACCGGCGAAAACCGCGTCCAGAAAACCGTGTATTCAGGCAATGGAACAGAAGTTGGAACAGGAGATCGAAAACCTATGAACAATCTTATATCTGAAATCAACGACATCCTGTTTTCCATCGGGATTCCGTTTGAAACGGGAGTTTTTAACGAGCCGTTCCCGTCGGAGTATGTAGTGATAACGCCGCTTTTTGATACATTCGAGTATTATCTGGATGACTCTCCGCAGTCCGAAACGCAGGAAGCGCGTCTTTCGCTTTTCTGCAAATCCAGTTACATAGTTCGGAAAAACCAGCTTGTAAAGGCTTTTTTGGATGCTGGCTTTACCATTACCGACCGACACTATGCCGGATTTGAAAGCGATACAAAATATCACAACTATGCCATTGATGTGGCAAAATTATACTATTTTGAGGAGGACTGAAGATGGCAACTATCGGCTTGGACAAGCTGTATTATTCAAAGATAACCGAAGCAGCGGACGGAACGGAAACCTATGCTGCTCCGGTTTTACTGGCAAAAGCAATCAAATCCGATCTTTCCATTGATCTTGCGGAAGCGACGCTTTATGCGGATGACGGCGTGGCGACTGTAGTAAAAGAGTTTAAATCCGGAAAGCTTTCCCTTGGCGTGGACGATATCGGCAGGACGGCTGCGGAAGATCTGACCGGCGCAACTGCCGACGACAATGGAGTGCTTATTTCAGCCAGTGAGGATGGCGGTACTCCCGTTGCAATCGGATTCCGGGCAAAGAAATCGAACGGGAAATACCGGTACTTCTGGCTCTACCGGGTCGTGTTTGGAATTCCCGCAACGAACCTTGAAACAAAGGGCGACAGTATCAAATTCTCCACGCCAACCATTGAAGGAACGGTTATGCAGCGCAACAAAGCGGACGGCAACGGGAAACACCCATGGAAAGCGGAAGTGAACGAGGATGATCCCGGCGTTCTGGGTACGACAATCAGCGGCTGGTTCACGCAGGTCTATGAGCCAGACTACACCGAAGTATAAGGAGCTAATTTATGGATATCGAAGATAGAAGTGCAGAAATTACGGTCGGGGGTGAGCGGTATCAGCTCGTCCTGACCACCCGTGCGACAAAAGAGATTGCCAAACGCTACGGCGGTCTGGAAGACCTCGGCGAAAAGCTCATGAAATCGGAAAATTTTGAAATGGCAATCGAGGAAATTGTCTGGCTGATTGTGCTTCTGGCGAATCAGAGCGTGCTGATTCACAACTTACAGAACGCAGAGAAACTGGAACTGCTTACCGAGGAAGCGGTCGAGCTTCTCACTTCCCCGTTGGTCCTGGCGGATTACAAAAACGCTATTATGGACGCAATGATGAAAGGCACCAAGCGATATGTCGAAAGTGAGGAAGATTCCCCAAAAAACACTCAGGTCGGGTGAGTAACGAAGAGTTATTTGCCCGACTGATTTATTACGGCGTGACACAACTTCACAGAAGCGAATCTGAAATTTGGCTAATGAGAATCGGCGACCTGCTCGATCAGTGGGAAATTCACAAGCAGTTTAACGGCATGGCAAAGCCGAAGCGGGAATATTTTATTGATGAAGTGATACCAGTTATATAAACTCGCGCTCTGGAAACAGGGCGCTTTTTTGCGCTCATTTTTAGAAAAGAGGTGACAAATGGCTGACAATTTCGGCTTCAAAATTGGAGTCGAGGGTGAAAAAGAGTTCAAGAGTGCACTGCAGGATATTCGGCAGACGTTCAAAGTCCTAGGCAGCGAAATGAACCTTGTCACTTCGCAGTTTGACAAGCAGGACAAATCGGTGGAAGCCGTCACCGCCCGAAATGCAGTACTAAATAAGGAAATCGACGCGCAGAAAGAAAAGATCAGCACGTTGGAAAAAGCGCTGCAGAACGCTTCCGCTTCCTTTGGCGAAAATGACCGCCGGACGCAGAGCTGGACCGTTCAGCTAAACAACGCCAAGGCCGACTTGAACGGCATGGAAAAAGAGCTGCAGAAAAACAACAGTGCTTTGGA